CTACTTTTTATAAATCGTCATTGCTATCTGATCAACATAAGTATCGTTATTAGTACCGCTCACCCGGTCAGATCTATACACAGCATCCACATTTCTCGCGCCGCTCGGAATTAACACAGGCAATCCACGCAACAACCATGCAGTATAAAACGGTGTGGTGTTCAACAATGCGCCATAGGTCAATGAAATCTGTGTTGGAGCGCCATCCAGCATACGCAGCCCCATCGATCCGGAGTCTGTGCCGGAGCTAAATGATTTTTGCTGCCAGTCAACCCGGGCCCAAATTGAATTGGTGGAAGCTGCACCATCAATAGCGCCGGTAGACAAGCCAGTCGCAGCCGCAATGTTAATTCGCTGGCGCGCGATGGTTTGCAAGTTTGCACCAGCGTCAAAATAGTAACTGCCCCATTGCAACCGCCCTGCCGCATTCGCCGCAACAAGCCCACCGACTTCATTTGTCCAGCCTGTTGAGCTGCCAGCCTCTGCGCCAGGGTTGGTTAAGGCAATGTTGTACACAGTTAATACTGACGACTCATCAGAACCCGCAATTGCCGCCGTATATTGCGCGGTTGTCATTGCCAGATCCTGCAATACGATATTTCGAATTGTGCATATTGCAAACCCATTAGTCTGCCCGGCAGATGCTACGGGCGGCCCACCAATGGCGATCACTGCAGGCGCAACAGTCGGCGTAAAACTCCAGGTATCAAACAGCTGATTATTAACTTTTACCTTAATCGAGCCTGCGCCGTTATATTCGACCGTCACATGATTAACAGGCCATGATTGATCACTCTCAGCAATTAGGGGCCGATGCCAATACGCCAACCAACCATCATCAGAAACTACAGCAGTAAGCCCTTCAGTGGGCGCCCAGCACTCGCCGGTAACTGGATGGAAATCGATATCCTCAGCGTATTGTGATGGCGCTGGCCAACTGTACTCCGGCGTAAGGGTCGCTCCATCAGCTGTAGATGCAATCGCCGTTAAAATATCAAACTGGCCTATTTTTCCGGTAGTTGTAGCCTCAACCGTGTACTTATTAACACTCAAAAACAATTTGCCAGAATGCATCGTGCAACCTTGCATCCTGATCGCACCAGTACCAAATCGCTTGAGCCGACTCGCTATAGCAAATGTGCCACCTGGTGTAATGGTGCTTGCAGCAACAACGTATAAATAACGAGTGCCAGCAGTATCGTATTCCGGCGCTAACAGATAATCAGTTCCAGATGCATTAACCCAAGCGATCGCCCCGAATCCAACTACGGCAGACATATGGTAAGTCAGCAAAATAGATGCGGTACCACTGCTAAAACTCGCAGCAAGATCAACCTGCAATAAATCACCGGTAGCGTAGTCACCAAACCAATAGGTTCCATCACTCGCGCGAAACGCAGCCGAAGCAATATGCACATGCGGCGATGCAAAATTAAACTGCCCCGTTACCGAAAGCGATGGCAAATCAATGCGATAAATCCGGCTCAATGTATCGTTGTAATGCCCACCAATTAACAGCGTATCCGCGCCTAAAAATAAACAAACCTGAGGGCGAATCTTTTGCCCGCCAACAACCAGCGTTGGAAATCGAAACCCGTAGGACCATGTATTTCGAGCGAGCTTTTTTGTCTGCATTGAGCCAGTGTAAGTACGCACTGCAATATTTGACTGCTCCGGGTCGAGCGCATCAGGCGTTACACACAGCTCCAGCATCGGGTTTGCTGTAGCGTCGTCATTGCATAGCGACACCAATACATCACGCACAGTGCTGCGAGCTGGGTTGCTGGCGCTTACACTGGCATGCAGGGTTAGCTGACCGCCGCTCGTTGCAAAGGATGGTATATCAGCCGCCTCAACACGATAGCGAGATGCATAACCATCACCAACGAAACCCGCAGGAGTAACCCAGGGCGCACCACCAAGCCGGGTTAAATTGACGACATTGGCCGCATCCTGCTCATCATATGTGAGTGGTATTGCAAATCGAATCGGTACCGGGCTTGTAAAAACAGAACCATTTGCGCGACGTAATAACGCACCGCTTGTACTCACTGGAAGCCCTCCCAGCCGGAATTATCGACATTGCTAGCCGTGATGTATGTGATCGATGCGATCGCTGGATCAATCGTTGGAGGCGTACCACCTGCATCCCAATTGATGCCTGTAAGATCAACAGTCCAGCCGCCTGTAGAATCCTGCACAAAGCGAATCATTAAGTCGCGGCGAACTCCAGCGGTTCCGCTTGGATAAGTGATCGATGTAATGTTTTGCGTGAGCGTTACCTTGATCGTTTCAGCTGTCACCGCCGACAAGTCTAAAACACCGGCGACACTGGAAGCTGTTGCAACGGTATTGGATGATCCACCACTACCAGTACCACCGATTGAAAATAAACCGTTTGTAGTGGCATCACCATAAAACAAATAAGCCGAACCGGCCGGCACCGAAATTTCAGCTGTTCCGCGCTTCACCTTTAATGAAAAAGTACCGCCGTTATACACACCAAAAAATCGCTTTGCCTGCGGCACGGTCAACACTCTAGCAACAGTGTTGCCCGTAGTTTTGAATAAAAAATAGCGGGAAAAAATAAAATCCGGTGTTGCGTTGGTAATTGCAAAATCACCAGAAGCCAGGCTCACAGAATAAAAATCATTACCCGCCGCCTCCAATGCCCTGATCGCCTCATTAAGGGTTGCAAATTGATTTGTTTGCCCGTCAGAGGCTTCTTTAATACTCAATATGGGTGAAGTCAAAATGAAACCTCCAGCGGAAAGCCGCGACCAACGCGGGAACTTATCTGGTAAATAATTACTGACAAATTAAATTGCACAGCGCCAAAATCTTCTAACTGTTGAGCCTCGGTATAAACAATATTGGGAACGGATGATTCAATTGTACGAACAACATCAGGACCATTCAGCACATCAATCAACCAGCGCATTACCGGCTCATTAACAGGCTCGACGCCGCTATTCCAAACGCTCGAACTATAACGAGTACGCGGTACCCACTCGACAACCCAATCATCCGAAACCAATTCGCCCTTCGGCTGCACCGGAGAAAGCGGCTTTAAATTAATTCCGTTGTACGTAAATTCAAATGCACTTACATCCTGTGCGCTCTGACCAACGGTGACTGATTTATATAACCTGCTTCGCATTAACGCCGCACTATCAAGCCCAACAAAAGCGTTATCAACATCACCCAACAATACAACCCAATCGCCACTTTCATGCAGACCAGTCGCCCATTCGGTGCCGCGCAACCCACGCAAAAAAATACTTAGTACTACACTGCCATCCACTTGCAGATCAGCGTTGGCGTACTGCATTATTTCCCAGCGCCCATCCACTCCATACGCCAAATAATGACGGCCAGTCATCATCTGATCTTCAGTAATAGCCACAAACTCCCCCGCTACTGGGCTTATCGTGAGCTCACTAATTCGATCAATTAAAAAACCATCATTTAAAGATAGAAAATCAACTGCCCGAGCCGCCGTTGTTGGGCCAGTAAAAGCCTGCAACCCTTCATACGTCTGGCCATTGTCTGACGATGACATCAGCACACCACCACGCCAACTGCTCGCACCGTACATTCCCACAACAATGCCGGATGAATCAGTCTGATCAACGACCGATGGAACATCCATCAAAATAGAAGTGGAGGTGCCGATACGCGGAATAGTTTCAGAAGGAGGGATAGCATCTACCCCCAGGGCAGACGACTGATAAACAATTGACTCGGATAATCGCGCAGAAACTTCCAACCGCTGATCGGAGGTGTAAGTCACAGACTCAATTCGCATCTCATTAAAAATACCCGGCAATACCTCTACCGTTACAACATTCGCAGGCTTAACACCAAGATAGATTTGAGGCAGTCTGTAACGATAGGGCTTGCTTTCAATGTGAGCCAAGTTAATAAAAGTGTCGGCTAATTGGGCCGCCTTTTCAGCGGTCATCACTACAGCAAGCTGCATATTGCGCTCGCTGACGCCCAACGCCGGATAATCCGCATATTGAGTATTGGATTCATATTCACGATTAACATCGAGATATGAAATGTGATATCGCACCGGAAGCTGAGCTGCTGCCTCATATTCGCTGGAAATCAGCACACCAGGAGCCGAACCAAACTCGCGCGCATCCAAATGCTGATAGGGAATTGTAATCGTGGGCTCAGCACCGCGTTTAATCGCCTTTAGTGTGTAACCATGCTCCACGAAATCAAATAAGTATGCCGCTTGCAAAGGCCCCAGCGCGCCGCGCGCAGATGTTGCCTCTGAAATTCGATAACCATCAACATAATCATCTTCCAGTTCACTCAAATCAAACTCAGCAGGAAGAAGGCCAGACTCTATTAACTTTGCCTCAACAATATCTGCCAGTGAGGTAGGCCCCCTCACAACCACCTGCAAATTTATCAAATAGATTTTAATGTCGTAGTCACCACTAATGCATGAGACCGCCAATATGTTGTCATTCAATGAGAGTGACGGAACAAAACCACCCACTTCAACGCCACCCTCAATAGGATCAATATCCACATGAACGCGCCTTGATGAGAAGTTTTCGGTATCAACTATCGTGAACGCAATTTCTCCAGAAGCAAAATCAGATAGTCCTGCGTTGAGATAATAAATAATGCCGTCGCGCATAAGTGCAGCGGTGACACCGGATGCAGGGGTCGGCAAATAATATTCATCGACCCATGAGTAATCTATAAGGGAATGCCTAATTATTTGATTCGTGGATTGAGCGTAAAAATATACATACGCTCCATCGATTGTGCAGCTCTCCGGTATGAAATATGTTGGCATCAATAAAACTGCGCCAGTTATATCGTCGTACTTCCAAAAATAATAACGATTAGGAAGAAGGGTTACAGAAAATCCATTGGTGTGCGTTATAAAAAAAACACCATGAGGAACAATATCGTAAATTCTATAAAAGCTTCCCAGCTGGAATCTCGATGAATTGAAATAGACGTCAGGCAATGAATACTCACCAAAATCTGTTATCCATTTGCTATACGCATCAAGCCCGCCAGTTTTTGTCTCCGAATAACAATATGTCGCGCGCTCTGAATATCCTACCCCTGGAGCTGATGAGGTGTATTGTTCGCCGCCAACAGAAGTGCTGCTAATATCATCAGGTGTGCGAGTGGTCACAACCCACGAGAGATATTCGCCAGAATTATCAAGCGAATAAATTACTGACGAGAATGAATCCCTGTATCCAGAAAACGGCATAAGGCAACGCACAGATCGAGTAGCGTGCTCGGCTCCGTCCACTGTAAAATAATTAAACACATCAAATGACTCGATGTATTCAGGATCCTGAACAATTTCAACTTTTACCGGGCAACCTGCCAACCCATTACCAAAATCGGTTAGCTCAAGATCATAAATATGAATTAAGGCCGTCCCCTCATAGCTTGGCGTATTTCCAACACCTTTCACCGCCTCCATACGCGAATCAGGCTCAGTTTGAGTACCATCTACATAACGAAATATTCCAGCGTTTGCATTGCTCTGAAAAATGGTGTCAGGGTCATCAGACCCGGCGCTATACCACAGCACCCCACCCAACCAAATTCTACGCACAAGGCTACCGGGCATTGCTTTGCCGAGCGCAACAGTAAAAGTGGCGTAATAGGTTGTAGTGGTAATTGTTCCACCGCCACCACCACCCTTTCCCCCCTGGCGCTTTTTTTTGGCTACCGCCTTGTATTCATTATTTTCCAAATAAATAATCGTTCCCACACCGGCAATTGAGCCGTAAAGCGTGGGAATTGAAACCCCATAGGATGATGCCTGAAAAGATTTGTCATCAAGAGTCGGCCCCGTTAAATTAGGCCCTGGCGGTGGATCAATGTAGCCCCCAATGCCAGCCCCCAATGCAAAACCCTTCGCGGCACCCACTGGGTTTCCGCCAGATACATAGAACCCAATAACCGCACCAACAATTCCACCAACCCACTGCCCAGTTGATAAATCACTCATAAAACAAACCTGTAGGCGGCCACTATTTTTCCGCGCCAAAATTCATCAATGCGCTGCTCAGCCACTTTTCCAATTGCATGGTACGCATGAACCATATAGCCATTGCCAACATAAACACCAACATGCTGCGGATCAGTTGACATGCGCATTAGCAGAACATCGCCAGCCTCTTTAGAAGCTGGAGAAATTTCATTCATTAATCCCAGTGCAACCTGCTCATCAAACATGCGCCTTAACATTCCGTCGAACGGAGTACGCGGATAACCGGCAAAATCTTTAATTTCAATACCAACAGATTTTGCAGCAACAATACCCACGCCGGCACAATCCAAACCAACACCAGGCAGCCGCCCTTGATGATGAAAAGGTGTGCCTATGCAGCCGCGGGCAGCAGCAACTACCTCACCAGCTCTTTCAAACATTACTGATCACCGAATTTTTGCACTGTGGATTTTTGTGGGACATCAGGAAACCCACCAAAGTGAATTCCATTGGAGTGCTTCTCGATGCAATCTTCCTGAAATCGCTTGCGGCAACCCGCCTTAATGAGAAATAAATCACCAGCAGAGATTGGGTAATAGAATGGTTGCGCCAAGGTGATGGTGCCGTCATCGAGCGAGGATTTAACGAACTTGTAGCCGAGCCCTGAATTCTGTCCGGATGTAAATATAATTTCACCGAATGAAAAATAGTCGTCCGCAAAACCCGTATCCAACCCAACCCCAATAAATTGCATTTGATTGATTAGAGAACCAACCTGACTATCAAAAGTAATCGTTGCAGGATCAATTTTGCATAGCGATTTATCGGTCGCGATCAAGGTTCCATCAATGCGACTATCTGCCAAAGTCCACAGGCACCCCGGTGTAACATCCCGCCCTGTGGTTTGACCAAGAAGATCAGTAAGCGAGAGCACCTCAACTGTGTAACGCCCATCCTCTTCACGAACTTTTCCAAAGCCATAAACGCGATCAGGCTCCTCATCCTCAATAGGCGCCGCCCAGTCAGTGAAAAACGAATAGATCTTTGCGCCATCCCAATAGCCACTCTGAATTTGATCGCGCGTAATCGCGTCGGTGCTATACACACTTCCGATATCAAGAACTGTGGGGCCACCAGAAAGAGTTGCGCTAATTGCTGTATTGGTTGTATACAACCCACCTGTGTAAACAACACCGCCATCCATTATCAAATCATCTGAATAGGCGATTGCGATACGCAACATATCGCCAACTTTTGGCACAATGCGAATGCACTGCACGCGCCGCTCCGGTGTTGCTAAAGGCATAAATTCAACTCATAAAAAAACCCGCACAAGGCGGGTCTATTTGGACAAAATAGTAATTAAGGGTTAAGCAATTCAATCAGCGAAACAGATGTTGAAATCATATCTTTATCAGTGATATCCAACCCATCTAAATTAGTCAGAAAGCGCATTGGCATATCAAAATAGCAGCCAGCGGTTAGTACATCACCAGGCGCTGGCAGTGGCACAAATGTTATCAATCCTGTCGCTGTATCAACCGTCCACCCTGTTGGCATTGGTACGCCGTTCTTTGCAACTTTAACGGTACCCGGCACCGGCTTTTTTATTAACCGCCTGGTGGATGATTCGACTTGATCACCGTACCAACGAGTAATTTGGTAAACACCGGGAATACTGGTTGCGCGCAACTTTTGGTCAAGCGCTGTTGGCGTCTCCACGTATTTGTTTGTTGAAAAATTCAGGTAATCTTTTACGCGGAAGCCACCGAACATACCGCCACTACGATGAAATAAATCGACCACCTGCAATAAGGTAAATTTAAATTCGCGATTCTGGAAAATTAATTCACAGCTAGCCTTGGGTCGCGGGTCAACCAGATGCCCATAATCATCACGACTTGAATCCTCAGCATTAGTCACAGCGTAGCTTTCAGAAAAGCTGGATCCGTAACCGATATGCACGCTCATACGATCTTCTAAAAACTGACGAGCCATTAGCTATACCTCTGCCCAGCAGCAACCGCTGATGACACCTTGCGCGCGACCGCACCAGCCGCCTCGCGTCCCTCGCGCGCGTTGGTGATGCCAGGCATATTGATGTGGATTACATTGCCTCCACCATTAGCGGGAACAACGCTACCGCCATTGCCAGGGATCATGAAATTGCGGCCATTGGAGCGGAACAATTCGGGGTTATTATTCTCCCCCACCTCATACATTTTGCCAGCGTAAGCGGGACCGCCTACAGCCAAGCCACCACCAAACAAACTGGCTGCCATATTTACCCAGCCAATTGTATTGGCACCTTGGCCAGAGCCTCCGCCGCCGCCAGACGTTTGGCCATTGCCAAAAATTGCTTGCGTGATATTCGCCGCGGCGGCTTCCGCAGCCATGCGCAGCAACAAATCCCCAAATGCTTCCAGCGCGTTTTCACCGCCACCTTTAACGCCAGTGACAATCGCATCAGCAATACTGTTTTGAACACCGTGATATAACTCTTTGGTGAACTCACTCAGCTCTGTTGTTTTATTCTTGGCGTCTTCAAGTTGCTTATCGAGCAATTCAGTATTGCGTTTCGCCTGCTCAGCAAACTCCTCTTCTCCAATTTTCCCAGCCATAAATCCAGCTTCAAGGACTTTGAACCGCTGTTCAGCCGCTTCGCGCAATGCCTCTTCCTGAGTTAGCAACGAGCTACGCGCCGCCTCTAAATCAGAAACTAATTTGGTTTCAATCGCCTTGCGATCAGCCTCAGCTTTTGCAGCAATATTGATTTGGTCAATTTCTTTTGCTTGATTTTCAAGAATAACTTTCTGCGCACTATCAAGCTGCGACAGCGAACCAATCGAAGTTTCATAACGAACACGCTCCAGTTCGGTCACCTCACCTGCCAATGCAATTTGGCGGGCATATCCTGCGGATTGGGAATCAAACGATTTTTGAATTTCAGCCTGCAGCTTTATGCGCGCCTCAATTTCCTGATCAATAAAATCAGTAGACCCGGTTTTGTACTCGGTGAACTTTTTAGTTTCGGGCGCCTTTCCACCAGATGCAGAGGGAATCATTGGTGGAACGTAGGAATTAATTAAATCATCACGCTGTTTAACCAGCTTTTCCATTTCAGCAATCAGCTCATCCTTGTTCATAAATGCCAATCTGGTTGGCAATAACGGATTAAGCCTTGCTGTTATAGGATTATTTATCAGCTCTTGAATAGAAGATATTTCGTCTTGCACATCAACAAGCGAACTTAAATCTATGCCATTGGCCGCCCTTGCGACCGACTCTGCAATGTATTCGGCAAGGTTGCCCACGGCTGCCAAAGCTTCAACAGCTTTTGTTGATACCAGCACAAGGCCGCTAGCAATATTGGCAATGCCATCCTGCGTATTCGGGTCCGCAAAGGTATCTGTTAATCTGGCAAGATCATCAACAACCTGACCTGCAACAACGTTCGCGATGCCCGTAATCGAATCCTTAAGTCGATCCAGGTTGTCATTAAACCGCTCAGCCGCTGCGCCCTGCTCAGCAGTAAAAACTTTATTGAGCTTGCGCGCCTCTTCTGAAAACTCTTGCAACCCCTGGCGCCCGCCGTTAAGCAACGGAATTAATTTAGCACCCGACTTCCCAAACAAATCCTGCGCAAGAGCAGATTTTTGCGCGCCATCCTCCATTTTTGAAAGCGCTTCCGAAACTTCCTCGATCAGTACGTAGTTTTCTTTTAGCGCACCGCCCGATGTGGTTACACTAATTCCAAGCGCATCAAATACTTCAGCGCCCGCACCAACACCCTCAAAGGCATCGGTCACTTGCTTGTTAAATTTATTTAATCCCGCACCCAGCTGATCAAAACTAACACCGCTTAGACCAGCCCCGTGCCGCAATGCAGATAAATCTTCAATGGCAATACCATAAATACCCGACGCTTTTGACAGCTGGTCGGCGGTATCTATAGAAGACTTCACCATGGCCGCGAAGCCGACCGACACCGCCGTTGCTACACCCGCTGTAACCTTGGCAATACCTACTGCAGTGCGCTGAAAATCACGCGCATTTTTATCAAATATGCGCTGCGCCTTGCCAAGGTCAGACTCCAACCCAGCTACGTTTGCGGCCAGGTCAATCGTTAACGTGCCGAGCGACATAGGTCACCTTTAAAAGAGCCGATCAATTGCCTTCGCATGCTCCTCTGGATCGTCATATTCCAGCGGCGGCGATGTGTCGGAATTAATTTCGTATTCCACTAAATAAAATGCCATCCACTGAACAAATTCAGAGGACGGCATTAGGTTTATTTCCGCGATTGTTTTGCCAAGGTCTCTTGCCAACCGGAACTTAAAAAACCGTTCCGATTGGCGCCTTAGTTTTTTGCTTGATCCTCAGTCGCCACCAGCGAGAATCCGTTGAGGCGAATGATTTCGTCATACACCCGACCAACTATCGCCGGGGATTTATTCGCAAGCTGCGCCACATCTGCATCCGTAAACAGCGGCACACTATCCGCCCCAACAACACCGCTAGCGATCAGCGATATTTGCGTATCGTAATATTTCAACGCCCGCTCTACCCCATCCCCGCCGACCTTACCCAGCGCCTCCAGAAACTTCGCCCGCTGCGATACCGTGAGCGTAGCAACGTGAACGCGGCCACCCCATTCAGGAATATCCAGGTGCCCCGCAATGCGATCAGAAGCACTAAGGATCGAATCGCGCGTGGCAACCTGAGAGCGCCCACCAATGAACGCCAAAAGCCATAGCAGTAATTTACGTAACATGATTCAGCCTATACGCTCGGGATTTCGTAAACATCACCATCAATAGTGACTGAAGCGGTACCGGTGTTATCACCATCTACTGCGCCCGAATCACTCAAGCTGCGCGGATAACCAAACCACACCTTCCAAAACTTATTGGCTTTTTGAAGCTTAAACCAGCGCCCCAGGTTGTCTGCTTTTGCAATCTTGAATTCAACCTGAAAGGGATCATCTTCCACGTAGTGCAACTCCGCCGACATACCACCAAAATCCTGCAGGCCGGTTTTCTTTTCCTTCGCGGTGCTGCACAGCGTGGTGGTATCGCGCTCGCTCGCCTGCCCATCAAACCCGCTGTAACTTTTGTGCTGGCAGGTTTCAATAAATACCGCAGGCGTTGCAGAACCGGCACTGCTATAGGTGGTGTAATCAGTTGAATCCACACCAACCAATTCAAAGGTGCTGGCCGTAAGCACCTTAACCGGTGCCGAAATGCCATTGAGCTCTGTCATTCCCACAATTGCATCCAGATCAACCACAGCACCATTTACCAAGCCGTGCGCCGCAGCCGTCACCACCGCAGGATTGGCCTTACTAATTCCCGTAATCGTAATGTCAGCACTGGTGCCACCAAGCTGCTGAATATAAAAATGTGTGTTTTGTGACGAAACCGCGCGCGACTTCTTTGCCATGATTTTTCTCCAAAAAAAAAGCCCACACTAGGCGGGCTGTTGTTGGTGGTGGTTAGGTGATTTGATTAGTTGATGTGCTGGGTTATGGAATAGTCCAGCACGGTGTAAAACAGTTTTGTTATCGGGTCATACAAATCCTGATCACCCAAAAACACCACAGCGAATTCATCATAGTTTTCAATAGCCGATTCCGCAGCAGCAGCAACATCCTTTGCCCCTTTGCCTGTGGTCGCATAGCAACTCACCTGCATTCTTTTTTTCGGGGACCGACCAGTTGAGCTCAACGAACCAGATCGGGATCCATAAATTAATTGGCAAACAATGTACGGTGACGTGTCGCCCTCAGGCAGACCTGTTAGCGCCACCCGGTCTGCCACCAAGCCGCTAACCGCCAAATCATTTTTAAGCACGCTAATCAATTCAGCTTCAATCATTGCGGCATGCCTTTTTGCTTGGCCAGTTTTTCAGCCTCTTTGACGACTCTACGCTTGCATAAATCCTCAAATTTTTTGAGTGATTCATATTTTCTACTTTCAAATGCTGGCCGCAAAAAAGGAGCTGCTGGCATTTTAGATGTGCCGAATTCATTGAAAATCCAATAATAAGGGTCGTCAGGATTGTTCGCGCCCTTTCCCTTTTTTATGCCATTCGCTTTACGGAAAGCCAGAATTTGCTTTTTTTTAAGCGCCTTTACTCCAACGTAAACGCCGTATTTTTCTTGTTTTGATTGCCGGGTAATAATATTTTTTTGCACGGTGCCTGGCTTGCGGCGAGAATCCGGCTCTTTAAGTACCGGCGCACGGGCTTTCGCTTCATTACTGATTGGTTTGGCGGCAGCACGCAAAGCAGCCCGTAGCACCTTTTCTCCGATGACAGCAGGCAAATCCTTGAGTGTATTTTTAAGCGCGTCCAGTCCATGCAGCTGAATATTCTCAGCCACGATCATCACCCACGATAATGACATGCCCATCGCAGCGTGGATCACACGAAAACTTTACGGTGACCGTGGTTACATCGAATGGAATTTGCTCAACATTGACCGCAACCTGCCCAGCAAGCGGCATACCCGTGAGCACATCATGCAAACAAAAGTGGCCCAGCGGATCGCGCCGCAACATGAGCTGGCGATGTGGAACATTTTTAACTTCACTGCCCGGCATATCAGCCATCACTTAGCCCCTCTTTCGACATAATTTCCAGCATCACGCCGACTTCACGCGGATTAATAACGGCCTGCAAATCGTAAACGCGCGAGCGATAAACAAAGCGCATAGCCGCATCCAGCCCTTGGCGGTACCGGCAGCGGATCCGGTGCGTGACTTCACCGCGAACTTGTTGCGCCGAGAGCAGCTCGCGCCCCGAAATTGGTATTAATTCAACCCATACTTTCTTTGGGAAAATATCCACCCAACCAAAAGACTTTTGCCCAAAATCATCACGCGTCTCAACACGCCGCTGGAACATGCCTTTTTTATTCATGCGCCCAGGGTCAATTTCATTAATGTCCTCAGCCATTACGCACCCATCCCAATACGATAAGGGAAGAGCATGGCTGTTACCGCCGCATCCGGAGTAATGACAGCCGCAACATTCCCCGCCTTTCTCACCTGATAAAACTCAGTCATCAAATAGAGTATTCCGCGACGCACACTACCGGGCACTTTTGGTGATGGCGGCGAGTTTTCATTATTAAATTCCCAGGGAATTGGCCGATTCAGAAAATCGGCAGCAACCTGAATCGCGTCATCAATGCATTCCTGAATCGTCTCATCATCTTCCAGGTCATCATCAATCTGCATTTGGCGCTTAGCCTGCTCGATGGTGATAAAACTCATTGCACTCTCCGGAACGCAAACGATGTTATTCCCTCGCGCCCTATTGTGGTTTCGATGTGGTTTTTTTCCACAAGCTCAAAGCCTTCACGCGCGCACCAGTCGATAAAGCCTTTTTCAGTCCAGTACCACAAGTGTTCACCGGGCTTGTAATGTTTGGAGGCGAGGCAGTGCTGCACATCGTTATAAATCGGCATGGATACAAACAACCATTGCACTGCGCAGGCAACCAATGCTTTTGGGTCTGGCACGTGTTCTAAACTGTCCCAGCAACACACGGCCGCGACGCTAATTTCGTAGGGGTCATGATAGCGGCCACTGCATTTAAGCCATGCAATGGCACTCGCACTCACATCAAAACCATACGCATCCGCCTCAGCAACAAAGCGGCCACCACCGATACCCACATCCACAACAACACCACCGAAATGACGGCGAACCAACTCGACGCGTGCCTGCGTTAATGCAGCACCCATATCGGTTGCATCCATCTCGCGGTAGTGCTGCCAATAATCACCTTCATAGCTCATTGGCGCGCGTGGGTGAAAGCCCATACCCAACTCTTCAGACCAGAGCAGGCAGTCGGTCAAGCCATTCGGCAAAGCGTTTGTCATGATCAATTATCCGCTTATCGCATTCGTGTTCGCGCCGCGTGCAGCGGCAGTAATTTTCCGGTAACGCAAATTCAATTTTTGATAAATCCATCGTGCAATCGGTGATTAAACTCGGGTGATTAAATCCACCCTGCCCGCCACACACGATCCACGTCGGCACCTTTGCAGCGATGCAGGCAGGAACAATCCAACCAATGCCGCCAACGACAACCGCGGCAGAATTTATTAATGCCAGTAATCGATCGACAGATAATTCACCGGCGTGAAACCGAATATCCGCATCCGGCACTTCACCCACCAGCCACTCCTTCTCTGGCTCCAGGTCGGCAACCGACACCACCGTATAACCTTGCGATCGCAAAATTTTTGCCGCGCCACTTACATACTCCGGCAGCGGGTTTCGCGCATCCGCTCGCCACTCAGAACGAATAGTTACCGGGCGGATAACTGCATATTTTCCATCTACCGGCGATCTACCAAAATCAGGCAAATCCAACGAGCCAGGCTCAACACCAAAACCGCGCCGCATGCCGGTGTATATCCCCTCGTTCCCGTAAGAAACCCGCCTAGCCTGCTGAGAAAAAGAAGGCGCTGCCCAACGGGTGTTGCGCTCAACGTTTTTTAGCTGTGTGCGTAATTTTGTGTCGGGCTTAATAAATCGCACGCGCATATCGCGGTACAACTCTGGCCACGGCGTTTGCAAATAAATCGGTTGCGGTAATTGCTTAATAAAAGCGCGCTGGTAAATATTGTCTCCCAGCCCTTGCATGCCATATATCAACATGCAGTTGCCAGACCTGGGCGGGACTCTATGTAACTCGAAACATCAATCAGGCTCGACCAAAACCACTCGCCTGCCTCACTTTGGTTAAGCGCAATTGCCCATTCAGGGGCATCACGCCACGATGGCTTTTTCATTCCGGCCATTTGTTGCATTGAATTGCTCCACAATATTTTCAAGCGATGCTTTTTTAAAACATTCCAGCGCGGTTTCACGTGTGCAGTTAATCACCTCCACACCGACCGACTGCAAATGCGCATTTAAAATTGCCATCTGCCTACCCCATTCTTTGTAATTGCCGCCGTTGGCAAATCCTGCAGGGTGGTCACCGTGCCAGTGGGTTTGCCCACCGGTGCGCTGAAAATCAAAACCCAATAAAATAATTCGTGTTGCGCCAAACATGTGCGCCAATTGAATTGCCTGGTAACCGCTGTTATTGCCTGCGTGAATTGCGCCATCGCGATATTTAAAATCACCGCCATGAATGGGCTCCACATGTGACAAGCCGAACTCTTCAGCAGCGCGGTCATTGCAGGTCCAGCGCTCACCACGAAAAGTTGCCGTTGCTACGTGGTAACAATTCCACCACTGCCAATCACATGCATAAACCACATCAGCCCAGGGCGCCATTTGCCAAGTGCTATTGATCGCAATGACTGGCCCTAATTGCTTTGCTTGTTCTGCGTCTTTCCTGTTGAGGCTCGGGCCGCTGGCGAGGATGACGCACTGGCGCCAGCGCTTTTGTTTTTTGGGTCGGTTTTCGCTTTATTTTTTGGTGCTTCGATCGCCATTTTTTTTCCAATCAATTCTTTGCCATAGCCTTCATCACAACTGAATGGCTGATCGCGTTTAATGTGGCCAAGGCGGCCGTTAAAACTGGTTAGCGATATCAAATTCATAAATGAAAAAGGCCGGGTTTCCCCAGCCTTTCCTGACTATTGATTACGATCCCAAGCGATTAAATGAAATCGCCGTGCACAAACGCTTTTGGACGCGATACCGCAAGGGCAAGGCGCTCTTCAGCAAGAATGGCAATCATGTTCTTGATGAAGAAATCGGCGTGCTGATCAGCCATAGCGATACTTGCCAACATCCGGTCAAACAAAGTGGCCGCCATACGGAAGGAGCCAACCAGGAATTCACCGGACGGCATCGCATCAGACTCCACAACAGGCAAGCCCCACAAGGTGCGCACATTCAGCGTGTTGGGATTTGCAAAAAGGTAGCGGTCTTCACCATCTTTTTGCAGCTCAATTGCCTCCCAGTCAGCAGGATTCATCACGATGCCGGTTGCAGGGTAAAAAGCCTGACGTACCTGCAAGACCGCATGGCGAATTTGATCGATTTTGGTGTCGCCTGATTTGTTTCTTGCAACATCATAGGCGGTCGCCTGCGGCACAAGGCCGTGAATATTTTCACCAGTACCATCACCCAATAAAATCTGATCCTCTTCTTTGATTTTCAGGCCGTACGTCAGGCGGCCGTTGATCAACGTTTGCAATTGAGGAAAGTCGGCAAGGACCTGCTTTGTTGCAGGTATCCAATGGGCAATCGTGCGCACAGGTACATCAATGCGCTCGTAAGTGATATTTGATTCAGGCTTACTGGCACCTTCTGTAACTGGCCGCGCATTGTTAGTGAATACATTCTCGCGAACCCACTCAATCAAATTCGAATCGGTAGTGCCCTGATCCAACAAGTCACGAACGGTAAGCGGACGCAGCGGATCTTCAACTACACCAGCAAGACGATCAGACCAAATACCGGCACCACCCGACAAAGCGCCAGATGTAATTGCTTTCAATTCCAACGTTTGCGAGGCACCTTTACCGCCGCGACTTGCGAAATCTTTTAATGCGTCAGACTTCGCAAACAGCTCACCCGGTGATAATTCTTTTTGCCCGCGATTCTTTTCCGTTTCCGCACTTTTTTGCTCAGCAGCCAACAGGCGCTCAGTAAGCTCAATGCCTTTTTCAGTTAATTCCTGAATAGCTTGCTTAGTGTCATCAAGCACCTTGCCGTGATCCTTAATATCTTGATCAGATTTGGCGATGAATTTATTTAATTCAGTATCCCGCTCTTTTAGCGCAGCAAGCACCACTTCTTTAATTTCCGGCGCACCCGCCTCACCTCGCATTGGCGACATACGGGGCGACACATAACCATTGGGTGCAGGCTCAGCAATCAAACCAGCGATAACCAGCACAGCGACAGAGGCACCAACGCCGAGAACATTAAAGCCAATTACCACTGGCATTAATGCAACAAGGAAAATAACGGCAAGCATAAATACTGCCGACAAATGAAACTTTTTCATAAAGGCTCCTACCCGACACGCGGGCTAGATTTGATTAAATCGAGGATTGAATCCAGTTCTTGTTTTGCCGATGCGCCGGACTCACTCCGAAGCAAATAACTCAACCCGTGATTGGCAATCGCGGTGGATTGAGTTTTTGAAAACCCTGCCTCGCGCAGGAAACCTTCAAAGTCTTTCAGGCTGGGCAATCCATTTTTAAGCAACATGGATTTAACATCAGTAACGCCCGCCAAATCGTTCGCGGGAAAGGTCACAATCGAACCCTCCCACAACACTAATTCTTTTAAATAATTGGTACCGTTTTTCGCATCGAAATCTTCACCACCTGGCGCGACCTCATAACCAATCGACATGCCGCCGATCGCTTTTGCTTTGAGTAATGCTCGGGCTTCACGTGCACGGGCGATATCGTCAACGAGCAGCTGGCCCTCCACCCACAAACCGGCACCATCCTCAGACATTTTGGTGAATGGCCCGATGGGTTCGCCGCTGCGGTGCTGCCATAACACCGGAGGAAGGCGCCCCTTTGTGTTCCACTCAGCAAGTGACTTGGCAAATGCGCCAGGCATTACCACATCACCGTAGGAATCTTTATTACCGAACACACTCAAATAACCGGTGAAGGCACCGCTGGTTTCATCGACCGATTTAACTTCAAACGGAAATGTTTTTTGCTTGATCATGCTGCTTCATCCTCTTGCATAATTGCGCGCAACGCGTCTTTCAGTGATTGCGTTGGTGTGTTTGTTTTTCCCAGCATATCCAGCGGAATTAAATTAGATTGAACAGTCAGCACATCACCGCCATCCGCAGGAGGAAGATTTTCTTTTTTCCGCGCCTCGTTTCTCTTCATGATTCCGTTTTGGGTCATGGTCGAGTAATAAGAAGCCCGCCCTGCACTGTCCGCACGAAGCAAACCTTCCAAGCTATGCTCAAGATAAATTCCTTTGGCGCGCTGCGCAGGTGTAAGCAGCTGGGTGTTAACCGCGCTTTCGATTTCAGATATATAACTGCTCAAGGTATAAGTCAGGAAGCCAAGGTTTTGCTGCTCAAGTCCGGTGCCGAAATTTGATGTACCGCTATTACTGATCCCAGCGAGCCACGCAGGAACTCCGTACCAACCGGCGATAGTCTCTTGCTGAAACTTGCGGGTGCCGAGCAGCTCAGCATCAATCGGATTGAAGCTGACTTGCTGCCATTCCATACCACCCTCAAGCACCAAAGTTTTGCCGGCACCCATCGCGCCAGCAAACGGAGCCACGATGTTTTCTTTAACATCAGCGCGCTGTTCTTTGTTGAGGAAATTGCTAAGTCTCAATGCGCCCGCAGGACGCATACCATTTTTAAACGAACTCGATGCCGCTTTATCAGCAGCAATCGAAAGCCCCATTAACTGGTTGGCGTAAGAAATTGGAGAAAGACCGATAATTCCATCCAGGGTAAGCCCCTTAATATGAAATATCTCATGCTGCAAATAGGTGGTTTGCTTACCTTTGTCGGTATAAACAAACTTCAAATCTTTACCGTCAATCACAACAGTCATGCATGAAGGCAATAAAGGCTCAAGGCCTACAACGCGATCACCAATGCGAAGTATTTTTGAGTAAGCGTTACCCCAGAGACAAACGCACATCTCTTGCATTTCCCAGTATTTCAATGCGCTCATCATTGAATTTGGCCGCACACACAGCACCGTATTCAAGTCATCTTTGATTTCGATGCGGCTATCATCACTCCCTTTTTGATACAACTTTCTTGGCAGCATGGAAGTTGTTTGCGAAATAATTTGGCAGCAACGCCACGCCGTGGTGAGCTGCAAAATTTTATCGGCACTTACGCACTCGCCCGCATCAGACTCGGAGTGGTTGCGCGTCTGGGCAACCTGCGACGATCCGCCAAGCACAGCAGTCCAGATGCCGCCTAACCAACTGGTTAACGGTGAGTAAAATTTCATGCGATTATTGGACTCCGATAGAAACCGTCTTCATCACCTTTTTCGGTAACGACATTTGCTTTGCCAAGCGCCATGCAGCCGGCGACGATTCCGTCAACGCGGCCGAGCGCTTTGTCTTTTGCGACCTTTCGGTTTTCTGCTGGATCACTCACCACAACGGCATTGGCAGCGCACCAGGTCATAACCGGGTTGCCATCGTGTTTAAGCTGGTTGTTAACTAGTAGCGTTTCAAACGTGTCCACCGCTGGCCCCATATCTTTGAAGCCTTGGCCAAACGGAATAATTTCCGGCAATGAAACACCGTTGTCATTTGCTAGCGCCAACAAATCCTCAATCCGCCAGCGGTCGTAAGCGATGCTTTGCAAATCGAAATATTCAATGATGGAAACAATCCGCAAAAGCACGTGCAATTTACTGATCGCTTTGCCCGGGGTTGTCTCAAGATATCCCCGCTCTTTCCAAACCGTGTATTCCACGCGATCGGTTTTTTCTTTTTCCGAAAGCCCCACTTCTGGGAGCCAGAAAAACGGAACTAATCGCCAATAGGGATCGTCTTGTGTTGGCTCAAACGCGAGCACGAAAGCAGTAAGGTCAGTGGTAGACGATAAATCCAATCCGCCGTAACACTTACGCCCGAGCAATAAATCGCGATCGTAATGCTGCTTAGCATCTTGCCAAACGTGATAGCTGATCCAGGGCGCCACTGATTCCACCCACATGCAAAAGTTAACGCGCTTCACCAAGCTCTCTTTCGCAGGCATACCCTTCGCCTGCGTAACTTGATCGCGCAAATATTTATGCTGAATCGTCACACCCAGCGAGGGATTTGCTTTCGGCCAGCAACTCTCATCCTCAAACGGATCGTCCTTTTTATCGAGCGCGCAGATGTACGCAAAAAAGGTATCGTCCTCTCTTACACCACCGCAGACCTCAGTACCGAATTGGTGGTATTCCCAGCAAACTGACTTTCGGTTTGAGCCGCTGTTAGTGATCATCACTTGCAAAGGCTGCGTCCGGAATTTAAAACCGGCGCGAAGCATTTCAACAACGGTGCCATCTTTGTGTTCGTGAATCTCATCCAGCAAAACAATATGCGGACGCGGCCCACTTTGCCCCTCGCCTGCTGCGATCGGACGGAAGAAACTGCTGGTATCGTGATACGCCAGGTTGTTTTCTTTACCCTTGCTGCCACTGCGCACGATGCGCCAATCCAATTCCGGCGATTGATCAACCATCGCCACAGCATCGCGAAATAAAATTGCCGCCTGATCTTTTGATGTGGCGGCCGCGTAAATTTCCGCACGGTTTTCGCCATCAGCAACCAAGCCAAACAGACCTATTCCTGCGGCAAGTGGTGATTTACCCGAACCCTTTCCCGTTTCGATATAGGCGATTTGAAAACGCCTACACTCTGTTGCTATCCAGCACCAGCCAAACAAGCTGCCAACGATAAATGCTTGCCACAATTCGAGTTCAAATGGCTTGCCTTCAAACCGGCCACCATTCAAACAAAGTACAGCCGGGAAAAACTCCAACGCAAAACGCGACTTTTCCAGATCCCACACTAGCCCGCGCTCGTGGCCGTTCTCCAGATCACGCAAATGACGCGCACAGGCATCACGCACATGCGGGCCAGCAACAATTTCACCGCTCACTACGCATTGCGCGTAGTGAGTGACCGGATCATCGAGGTCTAAAAAACTTATCGGCGGGCTTGGTGGCGGGCTGTTGTGTTGTTGTGCTGCTTGGCTCATTAAATAAATCTTGTTGCACTGTCACTGACACACGTGAACGCGCAGATGGGCTCATGCCGAATTCAGCAAGGAATTTATGCATTATTTCTACTGAGCGGTTGCTGATCTGTAGCCACGCACTGGTTTGCTCATAGCCAGAGGGCATTTTGTATACCAATGCATCGTCACCATCCTTGCGCATTTTCTTTTCAGCGGTTTCCCAACGCGCATACGCTTGGCAATAAACACCCAGAGCTGCACGATCTATCTTCGCGATCAGGCCGAGGCGCTCCAACTCAACGGAAATTCGCTTCCATTCTTTTTTTGCAGACGGACTTAGGTGTGTCGGACAATCAGGAATCTCAACGGGTATGCGCGAACCGTCATGCAGTACCGCCAATTTCTTTTTGCTCGGGTTTCCATTCAGTAAATGGACGTTATCCGGCAAAGGTCTTGGCCCGCGAGTACCCATAAAAAAATACCACTCAAAAATTAACTAAAAAAAATATACCCCTGCTTTTTGGGTACCCCCCCCTCCGAAACTCCCGCTGATAAACATCGAGTGGGGGGATCGGTCTAGAGCGCGAGAGGTTTTTAGGTTTTAACCCCCCTACCCATTCTCAGCATATCCACGCGCCCAGTGATGATTCGGGTCAATCGGTACACCATCGACCGAACAACCCGCAACGCGCCCAGACTTCTCCAGGCGCTGCTTATGACGGTCATGGCAGGGTTTGCACAATGGTTGCCAATTGTCGCGATCCCAAAACAATTCAAGATTTTCTTTGTGTGCAATCTTGTGATCAACAATCGTGGCTTTAATCACCAAATCACGCTTGGAACAGTCAATACAGAACGGATTTAACCGAAGGAATTCAGCGCGCGCTTTCTGCCATTGGTAGTTATAAAGCGAAGAGCGCGGCGCAGAACCGAATGAATGCGACACTACCGAAGCCGCGTTGACTTATCCGCGCTCGCATTCTTTGCGCCACCGAAATTAAACGCGGCGATATCCAATACCTTCCGCACCACACCAAGCACTGCATTATCTTTGGGCGTTGGAGTAATCGCCGTGATCACACCAGCCAACGAAATAAGGGATGTGAGTATCACCATCCAATCAGGTACCGCATCCGCAGCCTCGGCGATGACTGACTCATCCTGCTCAATCGCAGGCGCCTTAACCTCGTAGACCTTGACTGATTGATCGGCAGCTGACGATTCAACCGCCTTAGCGGGAGCGCTAGTGCCAATGGAGTACACAGCCAGCAATGCACAGGAAAGGTAAAGTGCTACGAACGAACCACCCATAAGTTTTAACAAACGCATACACACCTCACGACTTAAGTTTAAGAAATTGTTTAATCCGCTCGCCCCAGAACTTATCCAGGAAGAACACAGTGCGCCCACCGGCGTGTCCAGATATTCCCGCCAACGCCATGCACATGTAGGTATTCACATCAAACGAGAAGGCCATCAGCCCAATCAACAAACCAGCAAACGCACTGATCGATATCTCCAACAGCAACTCACCCCAATTAAATTTCTTCATGGCGCTGCGAACCCTGCTCAAGTAGTTGATTAATCCACCCCAAACCGCGAGCACAACAATAATCAAAAACGTAAACCAGCCAGGCTCACCACCACCTTGAGGAAAATTGCTAAACATTAGAAATAGACCTGAAACGGCTTCACTCTCGCGATGTATTCATCGGCAGAGCCTTTGCCCGACGATGTGTTGTAAAACTTTTTCCAATAGCCAGCGCGACCAAGCAGCGTTAGCGGGATGGCCTCGGGCTTTAACTTGTAGTGCAAGCGAGCAAACACAGTCGCAAGCAATGGGGACAAATTCAAATCATCCCATTCAACCTTACGCAGATCGAAATCAAATGCCGCCTGCAGCGCATCGATGTCAGCTTGGCGAGTACGCTGCTGCACATCCTTAAACGCAATTTCATCGCATTGGTACAAACCACGGCCAGCACCACCAGGCGTTGAATCGCGATAAGTTCCATAACCAGTTTCAGCGGCAGCCGTTTCACACAACAAATACACAGCAGAGTTTTGTTCACCAGCACCCAGCACATCACAGACAGCTTGGGCGAACTGCTTCACCTGAGCGGGACCAACCAACCCATAACCGCAAACTATTTTTGCCATCAAATAAATTCCAAAAAAAAGCCCGGCACTTTCGTACCGGGCATAAAGCACCTATCGACTTGTAGCAAGAGCGCTTTCAGAGCCGCAAACAAAAAGGCCGTTAGGTTTCCCCAACGGCCTTTATCGTGTAGCTCTGCCAAGCGTGAAGCAATTTATAAATCTCTTTGATCAAAAATGCAAACTATTTATGCGGCACGTTTAAATCGAATGAACTCGGAATAGAGCAAGGCCTCAGCAGCACCAACCTCCTCACCCGCAGCACGATTACTCAAATCGTATTCATGCTCGACCTCGCGCATTGATTTACAACGGCCACCAAGATAGACAAATTCGATCATACCGGCCGCATATTCGCTCACCTGCCGCAACTCATAAAATGCCTTGTTTACAAGTGCGCGCTCAGCCTCAGTAGATGAAAAACCCTTACCGCGATGACCAGATCCCCAAATCATTTGCGTTCCCGATCGCGCACTCAAATCAACGACTCGACCCTTACCATATTCGCGGCCCCACTCTTCAAGCAACGGAGAAAACCATTCCGGTAAACAACTCTTTTCGTCCTGCATACAGCCCCCGAATGTTATAAAAATCTTCAAAAATACTTTGCCGTCTTAATGCCGTCTCAATGCCGTTTTTCAAAATCATGTAAGTTATTGATATTTATCTATTTGCCGTCATGCCGTCTTGCCGTTTAATGTTTTCTCACGTGAGAAAACATTTATTGATTCTGGATTTTATTTAATCCGTACATACACACACACATGCACGTAACGCGCGCGTGAGGCAAAACAAAAAACGGCAAGACGGCAAGACGGCATTTCCTTACTATTCAATAAGTTACAAATTCACTAAAAACGGCACACTAAACGGCAAAACGGCAAAAACTATGCGGCTTCACCAATATCTGGCGGCGCCTGATAAGAAATTCGCTCAAATTCCCACACGCAACCACCCAACCACTCTTCTTGTGATTTATCTTTTGGTGGTTCACCAACAATGTAAAAAGAAGATTTACCGCTGCAGTTCATAAATTTGTAGTGCAAGTCAGTGCGCTTTTTTAATTTACTGCCGATAAAACTGGAGAATTTATGCGCGCCCATACCGTGCTCATTATTCCGCTTGCACCAGGTCTGGAAGATTGCGTACAGGTCAGCGAGGCGCACCGAACAATAAGGCACTGAGCAGCCGTTGTGCTCCAACCCCAGGTCTTTCCACTCGTTATAGAAAACCTCCCATATCGGTCGGCCATGCTCGATCAGGCGCGATTTCGCTTCGGTCATCGGAGGTTTGGTATGCTCATCAAACGGATACTCTTCACCGGGATCCTGCATGGAGGTGTTCAACAGCAATCGGTAGAAGGCCTCAGCACCACCATTTTTTAATTCGGTATCAACTGCACGCTGCAAATCTTCATACAGTTTTGTTTCCGGCCATATCACCAGGAACCGTCGATCGCTCGGCTCCACCGGCAGCGGCAACACCTCATTGGACAAGAACACAGAATTCATATGGTTGGCCTCTTCCCAGCCGCTCATAAATTTCTTTTCAATGCGAACCGTCTTGCCGGTGATGGTCTGCTTAATCGTGCCTGTGTGGCTGTAACGCTGGCTGCGACTTAATACTTCTTCATACACGCAATACAACACCTTGCTCATCCAATCGTTGTACTGGCCTTCAAGTTGGGCTTGGCCAACCGTGCGCGAGTACTCGCCGTAAATTGCGCGCATCACCACATCAAAGAAATAACTCTTGCCCGAGCCATGCACATCGGAGTGGCACAGCACCGATGTTTCCATCTTGGCGCCCACATTAATCAACGGGTACGCCAGCCAGCGCCGCAGCCATTTGAAAACCGCAGGGTCGTTGTTACACAGCCCGCGCAGCATCGCGACAATTCCACGGCAGCGGTCAAGATCATCACTGGGTTTTATGGCGAGCCCACGGAATTGATTTATATGGGTTTTGGTATCGCATTGTTGCGTAGGGTCAAACACTAAATTCTTGTGCGGGATTTCTTCCCGATCCGGATGCTTAACCCACATCTCAAAACAATCAGCGATCGCATATCGCAAATGGCTCAGCGCGACAATCTGGCGATCCACTTTATCCCACGCACTATCACTCGGGTTTAGGTAAACGTAGCGGTTAAGCGATTGCGCTAACCCCCCACGCCCCCTTTTTTGCGCGTTGGCGACTTCGCGAGCCACGTCATCAAGCAGTACCGTGCGGCGCTTATCGTGCTCAAGCCATTGCTTATACATAGCCGGGCGGACGATGCTTTTAAAAGCGCCCGCCTTAATGATTTTCTTCTGCAAAGAATCCCAGACTTTTGCATCTGGATCAGTCAATGCGTAGCGATTAATTAAATCATCAAGCGAAAGTTGCTCAGCGGAAAGAGAGGGTTCGGGAGAGCCATCGTTCGGCGGAATATAATCGTCACCAGGTAACGGAATGTCGCCATAATCGGGAGGTGAATCCCTATCAATTTCTGCGATGAACGAATTAAGTGCGCCAGCAATACCGGATACCAATTGGGAACTTAGCAATGCATCATTAAGTTGAACGGTGACTTCGGCGAGACCTTCTGAAACGTGCAAATCGTTAAAATCGCTCAACCCTTTTGCATCACCCAAAAATTGGGGAACGCACCAGGTACCGCGACCAATCTGCGCGGCCTCTTGCGCCTTAACCAACCCGGCGTTTTTCTTTTTAGGGTCTAATGCAGTTTCCCAATCATTATCCCCGGCAAAGATTTTTTGATGCGGGAAGTCAGCAAACAATTCAGCAACCACCGGCATATTGCCAGCATCAAAACACACCACCACTGGCCAGCCTGTTGCTTTATGCAGGCTCGCACCAGTGGCATACCCTTCACAAAAAATAATCGGCACATCGGCAATTTCACCAATCAAATGGTAATAGCCACTCTTGCGGCCATTGGTAAAAAACCGCTTGGAGCTTCCATCATTCCAAATAATTTGAAAGTTTTTAATCGCACCGCTCATATCGCGCAGCGGAACAAGGATGGAACCTTTTTTGAAGAAGTGAAATGAATCGGCTTCGCGCTCAGCCTTGGATTTTAATTTTTGTTTTTCAAAGAACTGTGCGATGGCTTGTGTATCGGTAAAAACATCAACCGTGAAATTATCTTTAGTGCGAATAACAAAAGAGTGCGGCGCAAAATGAACACCGTAAGCACCAACCTTTTTCATGCCGAGGTATTTTGAAACACCGGTAGGTTTTAATAGCGGGAGAAGTGAATTACACGTATCAGCAACAACACCATACCAGCGCTGAATATTTGCCTCTTCAATTGCGGCCGCCTCAGCAGCAAGCTTGCGGCGCCGGTCGCGCTCTTTGGCGAATTCGGCTTTTTGTTCCGGGGTTAAATCCGGGCGCTCAAATTTAAAACCGCGCTCAAATGCCCAATGTAAAATAGTGCCGATGCTTACACTGCCACGCGCACTACTCCCTTTAAAACTTTTCCATTTGGCCAAGGCCTCTTTGTACTTGTAGCGCGAGTCGCCTTGGCTCCAGCCATCCCAAATATCAAAACCGCTTTCGCCGAATTCACTTTTAATTGCCATACCGGAACGCAGCCAAACAGCCGTGTCCTCGCAATCCAAATGCCGCAGGGCGCTTTTAATATCATCAAGGGAACAATCAAAATCATTCATGGATAACTTCTTAGGCTAAGTCGATAAATTCAATTTTTTTTATCGCAATGAGTATTGCGCGAAAGCTTGTATCCATTCCCACCGCAGAAGCTGCAAGTCTTATCGACATAAACAACTTTGCCGCGATATTCATCAGAAGCCCTGACTTTTCCAGTTCCACCACACAATCCGCATTTCATTTTAAAAAATGGCATCATGCTTCAACCCTATTAACGCCCTACGGGCTGTGTGCCGACTAAATATCGCCTCGCAAAATCAGTTCGCCCAGATAAATAGGTCCCGCCATTTTCTTTGGCAACCCTGCCGGATATTGCCATTCCGGTTTCAGCCCACTCTGGCCAGTCGCGTTCAACAACAAGACATTGAATCTCGGGCTTTCCTCGATCTTTTCTGCTACGAGAAACCTTATTGCTGATACCATTTAGAACTGCACGCTCTTCTTCGGTAATATCAGCAGCAACCAAATCTTTAATTTTGAAAACCAAATAGCGCTGTTCGATTTCCATTCTCTACCCCTGCCCTGCGGGCTGATCACCAGAGGAATTAGCGCGCAAATAATTTTCAATTTCATCACGCCAGTTGCTGCCAAATTTTTCATAATATTCAAGCATCAAGTTTATAACGTGAGCTTGCTCATATTCAGATTTTGGAGGAATCACATGGCCTAGCTGACGCATTCTGGCCGCTATTGAGGCGCACATAAAATTTGGCCTACCCAATATAAATAACGTGTCACTATTAAGCTTCACACACACCCCCCTTCCTGCAACTCCAACGCCCGCTGACACTGCTGCCAGGTAAACTCATTCATGAACAGCGTTTTATTGATTTCGCTCTTCACTATTTCACCGTTTTTAAGAAGCGTGTATACGCCCATAAAACGCTTGAACCTGACGATTTTGCTCTGCTTTCTAAGCGTAGTTTTTCCATGGCACAACTTGAACGATTTTCTAACGGGATCAATCACGACCCGATAATCACCTATGCGCATAACTCACCACTCCCCGCAAACGCGCCGATAACAGCAATAAAAAAATACGCTGCAACACACATCATTAAAAAACCGGAGAGGAATCTCTTGGCCTGAAATTCTGAACCAGCGATCAAACTCCAAACTACCAAAGCGATCAGCGCACCCATCACACCACCCCTGTACAAAAACTCATAACCAGCTGATGATTGGCTTCCGTTTGGCGCTTAAATGCACTATGGCGTTATCGCTAACGGAGTCGCCAAAATGCACATTTTTAAATTCACAGAGACAAAAAAACCGCCATGCGGGTATGCACGGCGGTTAGGCGGCCTTCTGATCTTCTACACGCTCAGCATATAGCTGCTCGATTTTTTTACCGGTTTCATACTTAACAACAGACCCAGAGGTCATTGCGCGATGAACAGTCGGCTGACTAACACCCACCATTTCGGCAATTTCAGCCTGCGAAAGCCCTGTCTTTGCTATGGAAACCAGCATCTCTCTGATGTTTGGCATATCAAGTCCTCAAATTCGAATCAACATAATACGCCAGCGTATTATTATTATTCAACAGGGAATTGAACGAAAATGTATTATTCGTTTATGAATAAATTCCTACCCCGTACATTTGTTGAGACTCTTTTGCTTGCGTGCAAACTAAAAGTTCCCTCCTTAATGAAAGGAGATAACGAACTGCATCAGGGCAATGCGGCCATATATTTCGGAATTCCGCAGCCAACCTTTTTCCGTTGGCTCAGAACTGGAACGCAACCAAAAGACGATAAAATTCTCATCGTTGCAAACAAGCTTGACCTCACTCCAGCACAGCTCAGAGGCGAAGCACCCATTCCCGGAATAGATATCTTCGATTATGAGATCAAGGAAGCAACAGGCCTATACAACGTAACGCCCAGTAAAGGATTAACTAAAGTGCCACTAATTTCGTGGGTAACGGCAGGCGAATGGAGAGAAGCAATTGATTTGCATCAGCCCGGGGATTCAGATGAATGGCGACTAACTGCGGCAAACATCAGCGCGAGCGCATTTGCACTTAGGGTTGAAGGCGACTCAATGACCAACCCTTATGGCAGCCCATCGATACCAGATGGGGCAATTATTATTGTAGATCCAGAAATACCGGCAGTTAATGGGAAAATCGTGATCGCAAAATTGACCGACACGAATGACGTGACACTCAAAAAACTTGTTATTGACGGGCCTCACACATACTTAAAACCCCTAAATCCGCAGCACAGCCTAATAAAAGTTAACGGAAATTGCGAAATCGTAGGTGTAGTCGTGCAAATGATTTTGGATTTTTAGGAACAACACTTCTTCGGAAATAATTGGAGCCACACCATGGGGATCAGACTTAGAAAGAGAATTAAACTTGCACCCGGTCTGCACATTAACTTGAGCAAATCTGGAGTGAGCACATCTGTTGGAAAGCCAGGCGCTACAGTAAATGTTGGAAAGGACGGCGTAAAATCAACCGTTGGGATTCCAGGCTCAGGCATCTCCTATACTCACAATCACTCCAAAAAGACAAAACAACCAAAGCAGGCTGAATCCTCCAAAAACAATCACCTGCCCGGATGGGTAACCATTTGCGCAATCATCTTTGTCATCTGGATAATCGCAAAGATCGTCTAAGCCGTCAAAAACAAACACTTCAACAACCCGCTTCGGCGGGTTTTTTATTGCCTGACAGAAAATAATTATACGCAGACGTATTGCCTTTTTAATTCGCTTGCGTATTATTACCCCATCGACACCTAAACCGATGGGGAAACGTCATGGTACTTATCCACCCGACCGCCTGCTCACCTAAACATCTTGCCAGTATTCAACTCGCCACCGGTCTGCGCGCTGTTGCTGGCCGCACCTATGCCCGTCTGGTGGAGCCAAGCGGCGCAGCGCCGCAAATGCGCAAAACCAAACCTGCATATCACACCGCGCTTGACCACACCCCTTTTGGCGGTGATGCAGCATGAGAACCTTGTCCCTACTCGCGCTGCTTGATGTGTATGAATGCAATGGTATTTACCAGCGCATGGTTATTGAGCGCATAGAAAACCTGGCAAAAATTAAATCCTGCGACGTTCTGGAGCTAACTCTGCGCGAACTTGTTTCTTGCATCGAAGCTGCTGCGCTTGATTTTAATGAGGAATCACCGTTGATATTCCCTGGGCACACACCACGCCCAGAGGCAGCCATTAGAGAGCGGTTTTCTGAGGTGCTGCAATGAACGCCCCACTCACCCAACGCACAGACACCGGCTATCAAATCGGCCACCTACATGCGAGCGGCTTAACACCACGTCAATCGCAAGTGCTGCTACTGCGCGCCCAGGGTAAGTCAGTGCGCGAGTGCGCGCAGCTTTTAAATTGCAGCAACAATAACGTAAAACAAATTCTCAATGAATTATTTTTCAAGCTGGAAGTGAACAGCACACCCGCATTAATCATGCGGGCATTTGAATCACTGCACCTGCAATTCCTTTCACTTTTTGCAGCAGCATTTATCGCGTTATTTGCATCAATAGCACCAGATTCGCATAACGATACCGCAAGAATTGCGCGCAACCCGCGCACTCAGTTCAACCGTAGTTTCGCACGCTCACAGCGCAATGGGAGCAACAATCAATTCACAATCAAGGAGTCTTGTTAATGAATACTTTTTTAATAGGCGTTACGGGTGAGCGTTCAGAAGAAGCCAAGAAAGTTATTTTTACAATCAGCAATAGCCTGAGCCTTATGCACGTCAGCATGCGCCAGCCGTTTGTAGATGTGCTCGCAAGCATCACAGGCGTTCCCCCAATCGTTGCATCGTCTATGGCGGGTACCGATCGCATCGGCAAATTAAATTGCACTGTCGCTGCATTTGAGCGCGAATTCTATTCCTGCATTTGCGGCGTCAATAACAAATATTTTATTGAAACCTTGGCCGAACGACTCTGCACATCAGTGCAAGGCTTCACACCCACCACGCGAAATTTATTTAGCGGCCACATCGTCAGCGGAATTAACCACACGTACGAAGCGGACTACATCCGCTCGCGCGGCGGAATCATGATCCACCTATACCGCCAAGGAGGCAAAGGCTCGGGTGATTTTCATCCGCGTAACGCAAAACTTTTTGACCTGACTTATCAGCTTGGCAATGGCAACGACGACCAACAAGAGATTGCCGCAAAGCTGGTTCCACTTATCCGGGATTCAAACAAAAGAGCGGCCTAACCATGAGCCATGCAATCAGAACTTTCGACCTTAAAACAGCGGCAGGGATGTTTGGCATGGGGCATATCGAGTTTTACAAAATGTTGCGCGGCGAGAGCCACACAACGCCGCTAATTCCAGGCTGGATCCACGCCGGAACCTTCAAGGGCGACGACGCGAAGAACAGCCCCAAAGAATGGGCGCGCAAGGCTGGCTACCTCACCACTGAACAACGCCAGCGCCCCGCCCCGTATGACAGCCGCATAGCGCTGCTGTACCAGGTAACCGTAATGACAAGGCACGGAATAAACGCAATGGAATTAATCCTGAATAAAACGGCAGTAATGCCACCTATTCCACTGGAATTAAACGAACAAAACGCAGCGCAAATCCAACGCACAGAGCGATCACCGGCAGACAGTAAAGAGCGCGAGAAGTGTTTACAGGAATTGGCTGCAATGGGGATCCCGATCCATAAGGCGGGTTAATGCACTGGGAAGAGAAAGACGCTCACTACATCGAGAGCGATAAGCACTACCGAGTTACTAAGGGCCCAGAAGGCGCAGCAGGGCGATACACAGCATGGCCACCAGGTGCCAGCACTGCAAAACCATCACTGGGTTCGGCACCAACGATCAAAGAAGCAGTACAAATTTGTGAAGATCATCTAACTGAAAACGGAGGTAAAAATGGGAACTAGACAAGACCTTTACGCTTACACCATTGGGCAAATCCGCAACGGAAAAACCCAAGAGGAATTGAGCGAAAAACTCAACGAGTTAATTCAATCGTGTCGCGAGACCGAGCAAAAAGGCTCAATCACTTTAACCATCACCGTGCGCCCGGACAAAGGCGATTCTGGCCAGTACTTCCTGCGCCCGGAAATTAAAGTGAAAAAGCCGGAGCTCGCAATTGGCGACACGATTTTCTGGGGCACACCCGAGGGCAACCTGCAACGTACTGATCCAGCACAAGGCACGCTGGATTTAAAAATCGTTCCCGCCACACCGCAAATTACCAAGCTTGTTGATGAACCAACAAAAGAAGTGAAAACCCTTTAACCCGCACCAAATTAGCTATAGGAGAAACCATGGAACAGTCAGAGGCATTATCTAACATACCAGCCGCATTCGATTTTCAATCCGCGATTGAATTCGGAAAAAAACAGGTGATTCAAACACAGGTAAATGATGTACCGGTATTCATCGTTCCCGATGATATGAAAGTGCACGACTTGAGCGCGTTAGTCGAAGGTCAGCTTGCCCGCCCTCGCCACTTGAAGCAAAGCATTGAGCTGCTCACCGAAGAAAGTTTTATCGAGTACTTCAATCGCTATGCCACCGAAAGCAGCACCATTTTTGTGAATGACAAAGAATCAACGCTAACCGCCGTTTTTGACTACCACGAAGCGCCAGACGCCCCAGCATGGAAACGCCACACCGCGTTTTACAAATGCCCCAAAACTAAAGAATGGGGCGCATGGATGGAATTCAACAATAAGAAAATGGAGCAAGAACAATTTGCCTTGTTCATTGAAGAAAACCTGAAAGAAATTACCGAGCCAGACGGCGCGACCATGTTGCAAATTGCCTCCACATTAAAAGCGAGTAGCAGCACCGATTTTAGAAGCGCAATCCGGTTAGACAACGGCGAAGTGCAGTTCAACTTTACCGAAAAAATCGAAGGCCAAGCCGGTGTAACCGCGCAACTACAAATACCGGAAAAAATCAGCTTAGTGGTTGCACCGTTTATGAAAGGTGCCGCTTACATGGTTGAAGCCCGTTTCCGGTACCGGATTGCTCAAGGCGGTTTAACCATGTGGTACACACTCATTCGCCCGCATGTATTTGTAGACGACGCGTTTAATGACGTCGTAAACAAAATTAATGAAGGCAAGCAGATTGGCCACCTGGTACACGCCATTCCACCAGTTTAAAACGGGATCCCACTGGCCCCTCACCAGTGGGCAACCTTAAACACTTTGCACACAGAGTTTTTAAGGTTGCGCCGACATACGCAACACAGAAAGTGGTACCCGCTGGCAACGGCGGGTTTTACCCCACACAGGAGCACAACATGAAAACGCACCCATACACAAAAGGCCAGGCAATTGCATTCATGTTGGCCATCACTTTTTTACAACTGGCCGTTGGCATTGGCTGCGGTTACATCTGGAACAACTGAAATGGAATCAATGGCAGTTATAGGAATGTTTTTAGCGCTGGTGATTTTCACAATTGTGCGGCCGGAAGACATCGAAGAGCTGCGCGATTACCGCGACAGACTTTTTAAGTAGAAAAGAAAAACGCCAGCCCATATCCCTATGGCACCGGCGTTTAGATTCTTCCTACCACCCGCAGGACGCGAGTGACACCATTGTATTTAGCTTCACAAGACAAAGGCAGTGGCAAATTGCTAATTAAGCTGTAGGAAATTTCCTACAAAACAGGACTAAAAATGTTAACCAGTTATCGAACAAGCCCCCAATGCAATTTATGGCTTGATGAAATTATCGTGGACAACTTCGCGGGCGGCGGCGGCGCGAGCACTGGTATTGAAGCGGCACTTGGTCGCCCGGTAGATATCGCCATCAATCATGATCCGGATGCGATAGCAATGCACACCATTAACCACCCACACACTAAGCACTATTGCGAAAGCGTGTGGGATATAAACCCGCGCGAAGTCACTAACGGCCAGCCGGTTGGCTTGGCGTGGTTTAGTCCGGACTGCAAGCACTTTTCCAAGGCCAAAGGCGCAACGCCCGTAAACAAAGAAATACGTGGTTTGGCATGGGTTGCAATGCGCTGGGCTGCGACGGTAAAGCCGCGCATTATCATGCTGGAAAACGTTGAAGAATTTAAAACGTGGGGGCCGGTGATCGATGGCAAGCCCTGCCCTGCACGCAAAGGCAAAACATTCGCCAGCTTTAAACGGCAACTGGAGCAGCTTGGCTACACAGTCGATCATCGCAATCTGATTGCCAGCGACTTCGGCGCGCCCACCATTCGCAAACGCTTTTTCCTAATCGCCCGTTGCGATGGCCAGCCAATCGTTTGGCCAAGACCAACGCACGGAAATCCGGCGCGACTGGATTTTAAAAAGTCTGGGCTAAAAAGATGGAAAACCGCTGCGGATATTATTGACTGGTCAATTCCATGCCCTTCAATTTTTTCCCGCAAAAAATCACTGGCAGAAAACACCTTGCGCCGAATTGCGCGCGGCATCCAGCGCTACGTTATCGATAACCCAAAACCGTTTGTGGTACGCATTGGCCAACAGGGTTTTGGCGGCTCAGGCATGCAATACGAAACTGGCCAGCCATTAACAACCATCACCACCAAGGCAGAACACTGCCTAGTCACACCAGTTATCGTGAATTGCGCCAACAGCAAAACAACGGGTCGCGGGCCCAATACATGGACAACGGAAGAGCCGACCCGAACCATTACCGCCTCTCCCGGATTCGCCGTTGTCTCAACATTTTTGGCAAAACACTACGGCGGAAATTACAGCGGCGCCGGAGCGGCTATTGACGATCCATTACCCACGGTGACAGCCGTTGATCACAACGCACTTGTCACAACGCACCTGCTGCACCTGAGAAACAACTGCGACGCGCGCAGCGTGGAGCAACCACTGCCAACTTTAACCGCTGGTGGCGGCCACGTTGGTGAAGTGCGCGCATTCCTTATTAAGTATTACGGCAACGAAAAAGAAGGCGTGGGCCTGCGCGAGCCATTGCACACGGTTACCGCACAAGACAGGTTTGGATTGGTAACGGTACGCGGCGAGCAATATCAAATAGTCGATATCGGCATGCGCATGCTGGAGCCGCACGAATTATTTGCCGCCCAAGGATTCCCGCGCGATTACATCATTGATCGCGATGCCGAAGGTAATTCGATACCAAAATACAAACAGGTTGCACGCTGCGGCAACAGTGTTTGCCCTGCATTATCCGAAGCGCTAGTGCGCGCGAATTACAACACGCAAGAAATCAGGAAGGCGGCCTAATGCATCCATTTTTTATATTCCGCGCACCCAACACGCGCAAACAACATTACATCCCACGCGGGAAAAATCGTTTTCGCGTTGTTGCATGGGTCAAGCTGCCATTTACAAACACCAAAGACAGCGACGAAATATTAGTTGATCAACCCATCATGCTGCAGGACCTATTGCCCGTACTGGAGCAAACCGCAAATGAGTTAATGGATAAAGCGATTAATGAACTTTACGAACATTGGGCCACTTTTTTACTGAGCGTCAACGACAACACTAGCGACGACGATATCGATACCTTTTACAACAACTTTCCAAAGCTCGATTACGGCTTTGAATGCTTCATTTGGAGATAATCATGGAAATTAACAAAATCAACGGCCACACCCGCATATTGGGCGCACCATCCAACTGGGACCAATCAAAAGAAGAATGCGTCGGACTGCCTGTAATTGATTCAGCCTCAGAAAATGGCCCAGTGATGATTTCCGAATGGCAGCCAGAAAGTGAAGACTTAAAGTTATTAAATATAGGTATGCCACTGCACCTATGGGTATTTGGTGATGTACATCCAGTTGTATCGATATCTGTTGGCCAACCAACTCAAGAAGTCATCGATAAAGCCGCACTTGAGGAACCTTTCAATCCCGACTGGGATTTAAAAAAAGCACATCGTGAGTCGATGACCGAGGCAGGCGTATTGATTGGAAACCTGGAGGAGAAAGTAAAGGCGTTGACTGCCGAACGAGACACGCTGCAATACCAAATCTTAAACGAGTCAACCGAAGCAGATTTAAAAATGCAGTCAATGCAGAGCGATCATCAAATCGCACTGCGCCGCGAGGAAGAAAAGGGATATGCACGCGGACTAGTTGATGGCCGCACTCTAATTGAAGTGCAAGACCCTTGGGAACCGATAGAAACCGCAATTGAATTCGATGAAATCATCGTAACCGGCTACTGCTTTGGTGATCTCGAAAAAGGACGTTTTTACACAAAAGCAAAACGCTACGGAGATGAATTTTACTCCACCAATGAAGATGGCCAGGAAGAGGAAATCGGCTTTTTAACCCACTGGATATACACACCCGGCTCTCATCACACAAAGACATTTAGCAAAGCAATACCCACGACGCAGGAACCATCCAAATCAATTGGCAAATTGACCATGACCCTGCACACCAACACGGCACACCTGCGCAAAACCATTACCGATTTAATCGCGTGCGATGCTTACGCAATTACTTTTCAAACCCTTGGGCAATATCGAACCGCGCTCAAGAAGGAAATCGAAAAGGCGCTTGCAGATAACATCAATATTGATAATAACGTCGCGCTAATGCCACGCACACTCACTGCGGAAAACTGCGGTAAAGCTGGACTAATGGGAGAGTTTTTTGTATCCGTCCAAGTGGCATGCTCCCAATGCGACAATGAAGGCACTCTTTCTGATGGAACTGAATGCGCCGATTGCGAAGGCACCGGCGTACTATTTGAACCGCACACAATTGACTGGACAACCATTAAAGCGATCTATGTCAAAGCCGTCGAAGTTTGCGAGGTGAAACAAATAGCATGATCAGTGACAATCTCGCGATTAAAAAGGCTGGCAAAATTCCACACTGGCTACCTTATCTTTATGAAACGGTGGATGGCGGAATGTACGTAACCGGATGCCTAACGGACACTATCACTCGCGGAAAAAATAAGGGAAAGATTCGCTGGCTCACAAAGCAAAAGCGGATCAAAGTTTTTATTTCATCCAAGGAATTGCACACCGCTGCTAAACGCCGCGCGAAAGCCCTACCCGCTTGCGCAAAGTGCGGCGAAATAGTCGATGATCTGGAAGCGGAATGTATTCAATGCCCAGGCACTTTGAAGGTGACAGCATGAGAGAAATAAAAACTCGCCCAATTTTGTTCAGTGCGCCGATGGTTCGCGCCATCCTTGATGGCCACAAAACCCAAACGAGGCGAGCACTCAAGAAGCAGGAATCATATGCACACTGGAGCTGCGCAACACGCGTTTTTGATAGTGAATATCTAAAGCAATTTTTGCCGGGAGCCGACCAAAGCAGCTGGGTATTACAAGAGCATCCAGGTGAAATAGTTGATCTAAAATGGCAGCCGGTCGGATGCCCCAACGGGAAACCAGGTGATCGCCTTTGGGTACGCGAAACTTTTTCAGCAAATGAATTTATGGAGTGCAAATATCGGGCAGACGAAACGGTTCCCTGCGGATGGACACCATCAATCCACATGCCTCGCTGGGCAAGTCGCATTACGCTGGAAATAACAAACGTTCGTGTCGAGCGACTGCAAGACATTAGTGCTGCAGATGCAAAAGCCGAAGGCTGCACAAAGCCACACCTGCCCACAGAGATTTCCGGCATTGCCGGCGACTACACAGCCGATGAACGCACGTCTTTCGCCTTGTTATGGAATAGCATCAACGGCCCCGGAAGCTGGCAACAAAACCCTTGGGTTTGGGTAATCGAATTTAAAAGAATTCAGGAGGCAGCATGAGCACCAACCTAATAAGCCCCACCGAATTTCAGGAAATAACCGGAGCCGTGCACCCGGCCAAACAGTGTGAAGTTCTTCGGAAGAATGGCATCCGATTTACCCTGAGAGCGGACGGGAAACCCTCGCTCAGCTGGGAGGCCTACAATCGGCAGCTATCCTCAGCAGAAAAAGCCACCGCCCAAACTGAAGGCCCACGGATACACGCAGCGTAAAGAGCAAAATATGGTAGGCACAAGATCGAACGAAAAAGATAAATGGCTCCCGCCACGCGTATATAGAGGGAGGTCGCGCTACGAGTACCGGCCAGCATCCGGGGAGACCATAAAACTTTGCTTTTTACCTGCGGACGGCATCGAGACCGAAGCAACCAAGGCTGAGGTATGGGCGCAGCTCGCCAAAATAAAAGAGACTCCACCAGCCGTGGACGATATGACCAGCCTGATCGCTGCATACCATCGCAGCACTCAGTTTGTTGTACTGTCCCCCAACACCCAGGCAGACTACAACCACTATTCAAAACGAATTATCCGCGTTTTTGGCCACATGCTGCCAAGCCACATTAAAGCACCGCACATCCGGCAGTTTATGGACGCCCTATCAGAACAAGGCAAGATCGTCACTGCCAATCGCCACCATAGCTACCTCAGCATCCTATTTAGCTGGGGACTGGAGCGCGCCTGGGTAGAAGTGAATCCCGCCAAACAAGTTCGCAAGTTCCGCGAAAAGCCACGCGATCGCTATATCGAGGACTGGGAATACGCAAAAGTGCATAAGATCGCCAGTGAAAGCAGCTACCCATACCTGGCACCCATGATGGAATTCGCCTATCTCATGCGCGCCCGCACCATTGAATTGCGCGCATTGACTGAGGCAGATATAACTGCAGATGGAATCTATCTGCGCCGCACCAAGGGAAGTATCGCTGAAGTGACCGGCTGGTCTGAACGCCTGCGAAAAGCGCTAGCAGTGGCCCGCAGCCTATTCCCTGAGGCACCCACCAGCCTAAAGCGCCCCATTTTCCACAGCAAAACCGGCGCCGCCATCCCAAAGGAATCGTTTAAAACTGCGTGGGCGCGCGTGATGCGGCAGGCAATGGACGAAGGCCTAAAGGAAAGATTTACGTTTCATGATATAAAAGCCAAAGGCGTGAGCGACCACAACAACAAGGCAGGCGGCCACCGCAGCAAGAAAATGCAGGCGGTTTATGATCGTAAGCCGGGCATTATTCCATCGACAAAGTAACATGAGCACAACCCTATGCTGACCGCAAAACCTAAAGAACCAGGTATATACGACAATCGAGAGCTACTCCTCAGGGAACATTGGAAAATTGAAAATGGCACTCTAAAAATTTCCCATAGCACGTCAAAAAATCAAATTGATGTCGGCATAGACTGGGAAATCACACCCACCGGCCAGAAATCTTTCCCTGCCCCAGCTTGGGGACACTATCCGGATTATCAGGAAAGATCACACACAAGATAG